CCTGAAAAGGCATGCAACGAAGCTTCCCATACTGGATCGTTGTAGCCGGCTTAGTCCTACAAGAAGCACAAAGCAGATCTTTCCGTCCACGCTTCTCCGCATTAACAGTCCAAACAAAACCACACCTGCGACACTCAACCTGATTATCCTGCAAGACTTATCTCCCTGACCCTAGAAAACTCTCCATCAAACTTAGCTTCAAAAAAACCTGTAGCCCCATGCCTATTCTTCACTACATCTAAAGTTATCAAAGACTTCTGCCCGAAAGCATAAAGTTTTTGACTCAAACCCGAAGCAATATTTTTATCCTCAATCACATCCTCTTCACTCTGCTTGCGACTCAACATAACAATGACATCCGCATCCTGCTCAATCTGACCAGAATCACGAAGATCCCCGGCTGTAGGTCTTTCATCCGGCTTACCATCAATACGCCTATTCAACTGGGCTAAAGCAACAACAGGGATACCAAACTCCTTCGCAATATTCTTTAAATCCATGCTTATCTGACTAATCTGCTCATACTTCGGACTTTTAGGGTTAGCCGCCTGAATTAGCTGAAGATAATCAACAAAGACCGCCTTCACCGGTTTCTGCAACATCACACTATTCAAGTAAGCCCTAATCTGTGAAATAGTCTGCCCACCCCGATCCGAAATAATAAGTTTATTCTCAACAGTGCGAATCAAATCGCTGATAGAACTCTTCCATTCAGGCAACAACATGCCCCGTTCAATGCTCTCCAAAGGAATACCAAGCTCACCAGCAACAACACGATTCAACAGAGAAGCCTTATCCATCTCCAAACTAAAAAACACCACATCCTCACTGCGAGCAAGTTCCCAAGCAAGTTGCATACCAACAACAGTCTTACCAACACCCGGTCTAGCACCAATCACATAAAGCCCAGACTGCTTCAAACCCACAATCATGCGATTCAACCCAGCAAAACAAGTAGCCATAGTTCTCTTCGGATTCAAAATATCGTTCAACATCATTTGCAAATCCCATCTAAGATCCGGAAGTTCCAAAGACTCAACAACCTTCAACTGATCCAACTTCACCCGAACAGCATCAATCATGCCCTGAACATCCCCACCAGACTGCATGTCCAAAGCTAAAGCCTTCAACTGCCGTTCGACACTTTTCTCCAAAACCTTAGAAGCATAACTATGCAAATTCTGCGGATTAAAAGCAAACTGAACACTATCAAAAACACGCTGCCGAGAAGAAGGCAAAACAATTTCAGCGCAAACAGTAAACACATCAAAAAACCTGTTCTTCTTCCACTGAATCAACATCACAGCAAACGCTTCAGAAAACCACGGACTCTCAAAATCCTCTGCAACCAAAGAAACCTGATCCATACCCAAACCCTGATTCACAAGCAGACAACCAATAACAAGTTCCTCAAAATCGACTTCCTGCATTACATCATCCCTTCAGACTGCGAAGCAGCCTTCGACAAATACGCCCACCATCGTTCAAGCCTGATCTTCTCGGTATAAGCAGAAGAAGATTCATAACTAGAAGCAAACGCCTGCAAAAGCTCTAAAACCTTCAACGGAGATAAAGAAGAAACATCACAAGATCTCAAATGCAACTGCCCAAAACGAGAAGCATCAAAAACAGTTATTTCCTGCTTAAATTTCATTTCTGTTTCATTACTGTTTAGGGGGGTGAATTTGCGGGGGTATTCTTCGTGAGAATAGGGGGGTATAAAACTTGAATCTCGGGGTGAGTTTCGGGGTGAGATTAGGGGGGTATTATTCACATCAAGATCCAAACCCGGCAAAAGAATTTGATACCTGTTAGCCCTCTTCGAGCTACTAGAACCCTTATCCCAAACAAGTTCACCTAAAGCCCTCAACCGCTTCAAACAACGATCTACAGTGTCCCCGTTGCATCTCATTAGCCCTGCAAGCGTTTCCTTAGTCGCATACATTCCCGTAGGTTGCCTAAACTTGACTAAAGCAAGAAGCAGAAGCAAATCGTTGCCTGTAGCCTGACTATTTCGCCAGATAGCTTCATAATCTTCATACTTATATCTTTTATTCATTTTGTCCTTTATGTTTTTTTATTGTTTTTTTATTGCTTCTAAAATCTCTAAGCCCAAAGCATAAGGCACCATGCTTCTAAGTTTCGCATTCTTCAAACCCTGTGTTCCAGTAGTTGAACCTCTAGGGGCAGCGACATGACATTTATCGCCATTCTTGCAAGGATCTTTAGCTGTCCATCCGGGTACGACACCCCAAATATCTGTAGGCTTCATACGATCATCGCCATATTGGCAGTAAGTAACTGTTCTACGATCCAACTTGGATACAACAGGAAGTTTACGAAGCATACCCCGAGGGTTCTCAATCAGAAAACCAAATTTAGGTTTCAAGCCTTCAGCAAGTTCAATAGCTTTAGCAACAAGTAGTTGATTGAATTCGGCTGCAGAAGTTTTAGGTACAGGAAAATCTCCGCCACTAAGCCAGTGATGCCCGATAGAAGCAACACTAAAAGCGGTGCAAGGTGGAGAAGCCCAAACAAAATCTGGCTGCCCATACTTTTCTAGCAAATATTCAACTGACAAATCCATAATATCTACTGTTTCAGTTACAGAGAAGTAAGGGTCTTTCTCAAAAGTAATAACTATATGCCCGGCATCAGCAAAAGCCTTAGTGCTTGACCCTGTACCTGCAAAGAAGTCAAAGATAATCATGCTTCAAGGTCTTCAGGATCAGCGTTAATAACAACAGTCATTGCTTCACCTAATCCGACACATTCACAATCTTCCTTCCCACAAGGGCAAGGTTCAGAATTCCAATCTGCCCAGAATTTCGCTAAAGCTTCTTTAGCAGAATTTGCTTCAACTTCGTAAGTATCTCCAGTGAGAATTGAATAAGTTTTCTTTTCCATTATTTTTTTCCTATCTTTTTTATTGTTTCATCATCAAGAAGTAACTGTAAAGCATATTTAGCTTGTTGCGGAACAACCCCATTACCTAAAGCCTTTAGTTGATCATTACGCTTCAAACCTAGACTTGGATCAGTAACCCAACCTTCAGGCAAACCCATCATCCATTCGACAAATTCGGCTGCCAATCTATGCGCCCCATCTTTTCCATCTGGATTAGTTGGTGCAGGTGCAGGTCTGCCTAAAACTTCTTCCCAACGCCTAATTGCAGATTCATACTTACCCCAATTCATTCTCACAGCAACTCCTAGAGAAGCCCCGGGCATTCCTTTAGTCTTGCCATCTAGGTAATCTTGTCTTCTACCTAAATAATCTTCGATAGGTTCATCGTGATTGCGGATATGCCCAACAGCAGGGGTTGGCAGCAAATTCTTATCTACTCTAGTTACCGGTAAGCCTTGACTTGAAACTAGATCCATAACCTGATCTCTAACCCCAACAGTATTCCCACGCTTCAAAGCTTCAGCTTCACCTAAAGCACCGCCAGAACCTTCACTAGCCTTTGGGGATCGCAATAATAAACATTCTGAATCTGTTATGCGCTGCCCCGATATCGGAAGCCCGTACACCCGTCCATTTCGCATCATACCCGATATCATCCAACGATCCAAGTACGGCTTGAATTGCAGTGAAAACAGGTCTTGCTCCAAAACCATCCAATACTTCAGTTGAGTATTCCATTCCGTTACTGGCTTTTGCTGTAAGTAATCCTCTAACATTTTCTATAACTACCAATCTTGGTCTAATGATTTCTATTGCTTTAGCGAATTCAAGCCAAAGCCCCGATCTTGTTCCTTCTTCTAGTCCAGCCCTTTTGCCAGCCAAACTTAAATCTTGACATGGAAAACCGCCAGTCAAAATATCTACTTGCTCAATACTTGAAAAATCTACTTTAGTTACATCCCGATAATTAGGTACACCGGGGAAATGCTTTTCAAGAATTTTAGATGGGGCTTCTTCCCATTCGCAATGCCACGCCATTTCAGCATCAAGCATTTCCATTACCGCTAAATCAAGTCCACCATATCCGGAGAAGAGGCTGCCAATTCTAAGCTTTGCCACTGGATACACTTCCTTTCTTGTAGCCTTGAAAATCTGACATGAGCAGAATTATTTCAAGATCTGAAATAGTTTTATTTAGATTACTTTGAAGATGTTCCGGGTTTACACAATCGGAGTGACCGCAGATTCTATAGCCCGGCTTATAGAGATCCCCTAGCGGAGTTATTGGCTGCCAAGAATCATTTACTTCACCTGTATAAGGAT